CAGTACAGCCAAAAGTGAATTATCTTCTAAAGACTTACTTTCTGTTATGAGAGCCAATGTACACGATGATGATTTAGATGAAGTAATAGAATTTGCTAAGTTCAAAAAAATCAGCGTTTCAGAAGCTATGAATAACGATGTGGTCAAAACTATCCTTTCTAACAATGCAGAGTTTCGTAAAACTGCGAACACTGCAAACACAGCCAACGCTCGCAAGGGAACGCAAAAAGTATCAGGAGATACTCTTACAGCTAACCTAAGTAAAGGACAGGTTCCTGATACTAATGAAGAATCAGAAGCATTGTTCTGGGCAAGACGAGGAGGTAAGAGAGGGTAGATTGGTGGGGAATAATAATCCCTAATAATTTACTAAAATGAACACACTTTCAACTTATGGAGCTAGAGATAAATATTTCCAATCACAATACGCAATGGTATTACGGAATGCTCTAGTTGCAGAAAAAATCTGTACAGTAGACAACTCAGACGTTAAACGAATCCAAAATCCTTACGGTTCACAGCCAACAGCTACAATTCAGGCAGTCGCAGGAACTTACTCTGTATCAGCATGGACTATCACAGATGATGCTTTGACAGTTACTGATGAAGTTACTTACGCAGAACATGTATTTGCTCATGAAGAATTCTTCGCAGTATTCGACCTCTCAGCATCTCGAATCGATGAATTAATGTATGCAGTAGCATTTGGTGTTGATAAATTTGTTATCAACAACCTTACAGAAGATGCAACAGGTGCATATACTACTCCAGCAGGAGGATTTACATCTGCAGCAAACATCATCCCAATCATGGCTAATCTACAATCTAAAGTTGCAGGTTACCAAGATGCTTACAAAGGAACTTTCCTTGTAATCGAAAATACAGACATGGTAGGGTTCGCAGCAGCAGGAGCAACTAATGGTTTCTCAATGGCTGACTCAACTCTAAACAACGGATTTATGAATAACTGGATGGGTACTGATATTTATATCGTACGTTCAGGACTATTCGTAGATGCAACAATTGGTACTAAAGTAGTAACAAATGCTGGACACCGAGTATTCGGAGTTAACAAGGTTGCTTTATACGCATCTCCACGAGGAATGCAGTACGAAGAAAAATCAGTTACACTAAAGACAGGTAGAGAAATCGTAGTCAACTCTCTTGTAGGGTTCAAACTATGGACTCAAAAAGCCTCTTTGGTTGTCGACATCACACTTGCTTAGTTAGTAATTCCCACTCTGGTGGGATTGCTAGGGGGTTGAACCCCACCAACAACCTCCTAATAATCCCATTAGAAATAATTACAAATAATTCAAAATTATGTCAAAAGAAATTAAAGAAGTAAAAGAAGTAAAAGAAGTATCAAGTGGAATTAAAGTTAATGATATTGAAGCAATACGACCTAAAGATTTACCTTTGGTTGTAGAACTTCCAGAAGATGCGAGCTTAGCTCAAGTAGCTTTTGCTAAATCTATAAATGCATACGCTTACCAAAATCGTGAAAAGTGGTTAGTAAAAAAAGATGCACTTATTGCAAAACTTGAAAGCTTGAAAGATGCTCCAGACCCTGTTGAAGGCAATCTAAAGATTAACAATAGTTTCATTTAATTAGAAGTTAACGAAAACAAACACTATGGCACAACCAAACGGATTTAATCCATCATTTCCAGGAACAGTAGACGCTCTTGGAGGATTCACAGTAAACGGAGAAGTAGTTATCAGTGGTGCAATTGCAGGTCAAGTAAACACTGTACGAACATTAGGTTCAGCTACAGGAGACCCAGTACAACTTATTGCACAGGGTACAGACGCAAACATTAACGTAGAAATTACACCTAAAGGAACAGGCTACGCAGTTCTTAGGAACGGAGCAGCTAGCCACGTTGGAACAGTAGTTCCTCAAATATTTCCAGACCTTGGAGATGTGCGAGCAGGAGCAGGAGCAGTAAGTGTCGCTTCTTACTACACAAAAGTTACAACAGTAGGAGCAGTAGCAATCACATTGACTTCAGGAACAGTTCTTGGTCAATTGAAAGAAATTCACATGACTGTTGACGGAGGAAACGCAGTTCTTACAGCAAACCTTGACGGTGACCCAGCAGGAACTATCACTTTTGCAGATGCAGGAGATAGAGCACTTCTACAATGGGCAGGAGGAACTTGGATCCCAGTACGACTCGACAACACAGCAGACGGAGTATCAGCACCAGTACTATCAGTAGCTTAATTTACTCATTCAGCTCCTTTACAGGGGTTGGACTGATTAAGTTAATCAATCAATCATTATGGCAATACAATTCAGCGACAGCACAAACAATTCAGGAATAGCACAACAAGCACGAGATATTGTTCGTGTGGATTCTAATCAATGGAGTAATCAAAAGATTGCAAATTCAAGTAACAACTGGCTTGATAAAGTAACAGGTTATGCTATTGGTGCAGACGTGATGTTTCGTTGGGATGACACAAACCATACTAAAATGCCTATTGGAACGACTGAACTTACAGCAGGTCAAAAAGAATACTCTTTCTTACAAGACGAACAAGGAAATTCAATCGTTACTCTTACTCGTATTGATGTTAAAGATTCAAGTGGTAACTGGACTAAATTAAAAACTATTGATGAGTCAGGAATTGACATAGCTCTCGATGAATATGAAAAAATTGATGGCATCCCTAAATATTACGACAAAGTAGCAGATAATGTTATTAGATTGTACCCAGCATCAGCTTCAACAGTTGTCGCAGGTCTTAAATTCTATTTTCAACGTACTGGTTCATATTTTGTGGCTACAGATACTACAAAAGAGCCTGGTGTATCTCCATTACTACACCGAGGGTTTATTATCGCATCAGCTTATGATTGCGCTATGACTCTTGGACTTGATAATTTTAATATATTGGCAGTTGAATTACAAAAAGAAGAACAGAAAATGATTACCTATTTCGCAGATAGGAATCAAGACATTATTAAAAAGATGATACCTCACATGGAGTCATGCAGATAATATGAGTATAACTAATGTACCAAAACCAAATACAAGCATCATCAACACTACTAAAGCAAGAGGTGGCGAAACTTGGGATACCATTACGACTACATGGGATACTGAAACACGAACATGGAATCAAACAGGTACATTTATTACTAATACTGATAAAGGATTTGGCTTTACATGGGCAGACTTTACCCTTACATGGGATGACTACACATTACAATGGTCAGAATATGGAGGAAGCGAAATATTAAACGAATCAAAACCATAATATGGCAACAATAACCACAATATTATCAACAAATCAACCGTCAGCATCAAGAACTGTTATTAATGATAACTTTACTAATCTTAATACTGATAAAATTGAAACTTCTGTACTAGATACAGATGTTACTTTGGCTGCAGATAGTAATACTAAAGTAGCAACTCAAAGAGCTACTAAAACTTATGTCGATACTGCTATTGCAGACGTAGGAGGACTTCCCACTTGCCTAACTGTTATTCCAATGCCAGCAGTTCCAGCAAATGATAGTTCTATGACTCTTGCAGTCGATATTACGGGAAACACAACAGCATTAATCGGGCAAATAGTTATTCCTTTTGCAATAACAGCAAACAAAATAACAATAAGGTCAGCCACAACAGTAACAACACCAGGAACTTTAATACTTAGTTTATTTTCAGAAAATGGACAAACAAGATTATTTTCAGTAACAACAGGGAACATCACAACTATTAATACATTGTATACAACAAGTCTAAGTGCAGTAGTAATACCAGCAGGAATTTACTATATTTGTGTACAGCCAACATCAACAGCACACCTTCGTTCGTACGCTTGGAAAAGCATAGCACCTCCATTTTCAACCACAGAAGGTATGCATTCAGACATTGCAGGAGAACCAGTCATGCAAGGAACAATTACAGTAACAGCAAACACAGCACCAACAACAATAACACCAAATTCAATAAGTGAAAGTGCTTCAATAAGTACATTAGTAATAAGACTCGACAACTAACATGGCAATTATAACACCAATCCTCGGAACAGACCGTATTGATTTAAGCGATGAAACTATCAACGCTAATTTCGATAATTTAAACACAGACAAGATTGAAACGTCTACTTTAGATACTGATGTAACTCTAGCATCTAACTCAAACGCCAAAATTGCCACTCAGAGGGCTGTTAAGACCTATGTTGATACATTGTCTAATAACAAGGCAACTCTTACCGTAGCGAGCAGTACAGAGCCTTCAATCAATACAGATACTTACGGGCGATATGTACTTACAACTCAAGTTCAAGACATCACATCATTCACTGCTAACCTTACTGGAACACCAAGTGACGGAGATACTTTAGACATACGAATTACAAATGGAATTTCTACTACAAGTTTTGTTGCATCATCAGAATATGGAGATGCTTCATCAGATTCAGCAGTTATTGCTAAACCAACAGGAACAGCAGACGATGATATTATGTTCATGGTTATTGAAAGTGGAACAGCATATACAAACGCTTTACCAGATGGCTGGACTTCGATTGCTCAAAGAACATCAACAGACTTTTACGAATTAGCATATAGAGTAGCTTCAACAGAAGGTTCTAACTATACTATTGGATTTGTAGCAGCACAGCCTGTTAAAATTACCATTGTTACCTATTCAGGAGGTTTTAATGTAACTAACCCTATTGATACATTTTCAAACACAGCTTATGTTGTAAGTAATACAAGTAATACAGCATTATCTATGAATGTTACTAGCACAAATTCAGTATTGCTATTTTTTGGAGCAGTACAAAGTGCATCAGCAATAACACAAACAAAACCTATACTACCAACAACGGCTTGGACAGAAAATTACGACAGTGGAGATACTAACTCTGATTTCTGGTTAGAAGTAGCATCTATGACATGGACAGGTTCAGGTGCAACAGGAGATATGACATCAACTCTTTCAACTTCTGCTACCAACAAACACGCCTTTGCAGTTGCTCTTAGACCTGTTATTGGGATTACATACGGAGCTAGTTTCAAAACAGACGCAGACACACTTCCCACAATTATACAATACGGAGATACACGAGACATTTCACTTGTATATAATAGTGCTATAAGTGACTGGGTAGCATCAGTAAATCATGGTAATGCAGTTCTTTATAACACTGGTAATGCTACTTATGATATGTCTACAGCATCAGGAACACAGACTATCGCACATGGATTCGGTAGAATACCTAAACTTGTAGAAATGAAAGGAATGACAGCAGATAATTCAGCATTTGCAGGTACAACAATGGCAACTTATGTTTCTCAAACAGGAACACAGTCGAGTGTTTATAACATCATTAGATATGCTAGTACAAATAGTGTCGTTGGTAATTCTTTTCTTATTTCATTAAACACATCTAGCTTTCAAACAGGTACAATAACAGTAGATGCTACAAATATCAGTATAGCTTGGGTAAAAACATCAACCCCAACAGGAACAGCTTATTTAACATGGAAAGTTCAATAATATGGCTAAAACAGTAGAAATACAATCAAATACATTTTACGGAGGAGTATCAGATGACCCTAGAGAAAATTCAAGTACAGAATTTATTATTTCAAAACACTTTGATATTTTTTCAAATCCAAATCGACTAACACCTTATCGGTCTTTTGAAGCTGACACTAATGACGGAGTAAGTCCAACAGGAATGAAGTTATTTAAGATTGAAGACTTTCTTTATGCTGCAACATCATCAAAGTTTTACGGACTAGGGCAATCAACTAACGGCTTTACACGTTTGTTTTACAAGAATGATGCTCCGACAGGTAATTGGATTAAGCC